ACAGCTACGATCGGCATGGGCGCATCCTGATCGAGCCGAAGGATTCCATCAAATCCCGACTCGGCCGTTCGCCCGATTTGGCTGAGGGAGCGGTAGTCACACACGCATTCCCGGTAGCGCCTCCAGACCGCACCCGACTCGCGATGGGCGTGTTTGACCTGGGACAGGCTATCGGCAAGAGTAGGGCGGACTACGATCCGCTGACGAGGTAATCATGGCTCTCCACGGGATTCACATCAAACCCGGTCACCGCGGCAAGTTCACAGCCAAGGGGATCTCCGTCGAGAAGGGCCTGCACTCGAAGGATGAGACGACGCGCAAGGAAGCCAACTTCGCACGAATGGCGAAGCGACACTTCAAGCCGCTTGCCAAGAAATCCGACAGCGCTGGCAAGCTCTACAAGGGCAAGACGTCTAAGTTCAAACGCAACGGCAAAGAGGTCGAGGAGTAAACCATGGCGATGAAGGGTTCAACAGTGCGTGGCACGCCGATCCATCACGTTGGCAACACGTCACGCGAGGGTATGTCCGCTGGTACGCCCAAAGGCATGAAGGGCACCAGTCCAGAGCAGTACGACTCGGATCGACGGGGCTATCAGAGTGATCCGCGAGGCGGCACGCCGTACCGATCTGAGACTGGCAATGGTTCCGAGACGCGCCGTGTGGTCTCGAGTGATCGCTACGGTAAGGTGGAAAGTAACCAACAGCGCAACGCGAATGACCCGCTCAACAATGGGCATGGTGTCGTGTTCGATGGTGCCAATGAGTACAGCCGCGGCTATGCCCCGCGGGGTGAGGCTAGCGAGGATTCTCCAGTTCCCCGGGGCGCTCCGGTGTTCGATGCTGGATTCATTGCCTCCGAGGACCGTGCGCATGCTGGTCGCGGGAATGAGCAAACCGCACGGGATGACATCCTAAGCATCGGTGGTGTGCTCTCACGCGGGATGGTGGGCACTTCGAAGGCAAATGGCCCAGAGAACGAGCTCACACAGGACGACACCGGTGGATTGCGTGGGGCCGATACGGGCCATATGAGCCGCGAACGCGAGTAGGACATGGCCACGGCAATCGGTGCTCTTGCGGCTTACGCTGGGAGTTTCTTCACAGCTGCTGGCGCGACGACTGCAGGGGCCGGAGCTGCGGCGGCGGGTGGCACGGCGGCAGCTGGAACCGCTGCGGCGGCCGGTGCGGGTGCCGCCACGGCGGCGGGCGCTGGGGTCGGCGCTGGAGTCGCTACAGGCGCTGCCGCGGCGGATGTGGGGCTAACTGCCGTGGGCACTGGCGCCGCCACAGCGGGCGTGTCAGCGGGCACCTCAGCAGCCATTACGGCCGGTAGCGCCGCTGCTACCTCGAGCACGATTGCCACGACGTTATCAGAAGCATCTGCTGTCGCGACAGGTGCATCTGCTCTCAGCACGCTTGCGAACGGGCCGCCGAAAGTCAGCGTGCCTCCCACGCCCGGGGTGGCTACGCAAGACCAGTCTGTCGCCAATGCGGAGCAACAGCAGATACAGCGCCAGCAGGTCGCGGGCGGTTTGCAGTCCACTCTGGGGACTGCCGGCGGCCAGGCGGGCGCAATCTTGAATCCCTCGACCGTGTCCAATAAATCCATTCTCGGTGGCTGATGTCAGACATAGACCTGAATGCTCCGAGTAGCGGCGAGCTGATTGATTCAGCCCCCGCGGTCAACGACGGTAGCAAGGGCTCGCGAAACATCAGGCGCCTCCAGGGAGATGGATACGGCTCACGCAAGCGCGGCAAGATGCTCGGCTACTCCGGCCGTGGACGTATGGTCACGCCGATCGAACAGCCTCCCAAGACACGCTACGAGGTGCGGCGCAATTACCTGAACATCGATCGCGAGACCTGGCGCACGCACTGGTTGGACTGCAAGAACCTCTTCCTGCCCTATCGGTCTCGCTGGCTCGATGACGGAGGTATCCCGAACCGCGGCACCAAGAAGATGCAGTACATCGTGGACAACACGCCCATGTTGGCGTTGCGCACGATGCAAGCAGGCCTCATGGCTGGCATGACCAGCCCGAGCCGACCCTGGTTTAGATTGCGGCCTGAAGATGACGCCATTTACGAGCAGGATGGCGTTGCCGAATGGTGTGAGCGCGCCACGGACGCTGTTCACAAGATCCTCGCGAAGAGCAACTTCTATCGCAAGATGCCGACCTTCTACTCGGAGATTGGCTGCTTTGGTACGGCGGCACTCGGGATCTATGAAGTCCCGTTCAACCATACGCGCAAACACCCGCCGCTGATCTTCTGTCAGACCTACACGACGGGCGAATACTGGATATCGCACAACGAAGAGGAAGTGGTTGATACCTTCGTTCGTAAGTACAAATGGACGGTACGGCAGGTCATCGAGAAGTTTGTTGAGGATCCAAGTGATCCTGATGATCCCGCTTGGGACAATATCCAGCCCAGCACCAAAGCGCTCTGGCGCTCGCGCAAGTGGGATACGTGGATCGATATCGTCCATGTCATGGAGCCCAACGACGAGTGGGAAGCGGGCGCACTTGGCACTAAGGGCATGCAGACGCGTAGCGTCTATTACGAGATGGGCGGCAATCCCAACCTGCTATTGGGTGTGAAGGGTTACCACAACAAGCCAGTCAAGGTTGCGCGCTGGGACACCAACTCCGACAGCGTCTATGGTCATAGCCCGGCGATGTATGCGCTGGGAGATGCCAAGCAGCTGATGGTGCAGCAAAAGCGCAAGATGCAGGCCATCGACAAACAGGTCGAGCCGCCGCTTATTGGCGATGCGGGTCTTAAGCGCACCACTGTGTCTCAGCTACCCGGTGATATCACATGGCTCGAGACGACAGCTGCCACCACATTCGGACTCAAACCTCTCTACGAGGTCAAGCCAGACATCCAGTACATGGTTGTGGACCTAGAGGAGACGCGAAAGCGAGTCCGAGCAGGCATGTACGAGGATGTATTCCAGATGATGCGCAGCCTGGACGACAACCTGAAGGCTGGCATCACGGCGACCGAGATCAACGCGCGCAAACAGGAGCAGCTACTCGAGCTTGGCCCGTTGCTCGATCGTCTCACGGGTGAGGTATTCGAGCCCGCGATCGAGGATGTGTTCGATATTGCGGTGAAGCGCTCAAAGCTCGCCTGGCAGCACATGGCGCGCAATCTGCCGATCCCTGAAGGGCTCGAGCAGTATCTCCCGCCGCCTCCAAAAGCTCTCCAGGGCGTCAAACTCAAGATCGACTACATCAGCATACTGGCTCAGGCCGTGCGCGTGGCGGAAGTCCAGGGTATCAACGGCGTGACGAGTTACGTGTTGCAGCTGGTCGAAGCGAAGCCCGACATTCTCGACAAGATAGACTTCGATAAGGCCGTATCGATCCTTGCAGAGCGCACCGGTGTGCCGCCTGAGATGATCGTGGCCGATAACGTGGTGCAAAGCATCCGCGCACAACGGGCCAAGCAGCAGGCCCAGCAGCAGCAGGCCGAGCAGGCAGCGCAGCTCGCACAGGTGGGGAGTCAGGCAGCAAAGAACCTGGGTCAGACCCCCGTCGGTGGGAGCAATGCGTTAGATACACTCTTGGGTGGTGGCGGTGGGATGTCTCAGGCTGCATGACAGAACAAGACAACCCGGAGGCGCACGACTTCGAGGAAGCCGCCCAGGAAGTGCAGGTATCGCGCGTACTCGAGGCGCTGGACCGTCAAGGCGAGATCGTGCAGTTGGCCGCGTTGCTCCAGCAAGAGGATGTCCGTGACCTCTTGTGGCGGCTACTTTCACACTGCCATCTGTACGGCAGCGTCTATAACAAGAGCTTTGGTGACATGGCCCTCGCAGAAGGCAAGCGACAAGTCGGTCTATGGTTGCTTAGCGAAATCTGCGAGGCTGATCCGTCCGCGGAAATGAAGATGCGGCAGAAAGCGATCTCACTGGCTCACCAACAGGCACAGCAACGCGTGGCACGCCGCCGCAGACGCCCTGAGCCTTGAGCCACTCTTTGGCGACTTCCAGGCTGTAGTAATACCGCTTGCCCTTGCGCACACGCGGGGGGCCTTCATTACGACGATTCCACACGCGCAACGTTTGCACGTCGATCCCGAGGAATTTTGCACACTCGACGGAGTTCATCATCTGCGGCGTTCTCATGTAGACCTCTAATATCTGTGAATATCGCAATACCCCAATATCCCCTAGGATAATAAGCCAAAGCTACAGGACACAGGTAGCCTCTGACGTGCATGAGTACGTCAGACTCCAACCAGCCCACGAGCCAAACTCAAGGTCAGCCGTCCGCTAGTGCAGGCGCACCCGCGACCGCCGCTATGTCTGTAGCGCCCGCCGCCGCTCCTGTAGGATCTCCCGCGACTCCTGCTTCGACGACTTCCGCCACTCCTGCCGCTACGCCCGGTGAAACGAAACAGCCTGTCGGTGAAACCAAGCCGGCTACTGCTGAAACACCTCCGGTCGAAACCAAGCCTCCTGAAGCTATAAAGCCTGCGGAAGCACCGGTAGCGGTTCCAGAGTCCTACACCATCACCGCGCCGCAAGGCGTCGAGCTCGACAAGGGCTTCGTCACTGCGATGACACCTGCATTCAAAGATGCGGGGCTCACGCAGGCACAGGTCGACAAACTCGCCAATTCCTTCATCGGGTTCCAGTCCGGACTCGCGAAGGTATCAATGGCGCGCGACCTGGAGGTGACGTTGAAGGATGCGGATCTTGGAGGGATGCGTTGGGGACAGACTCAGGGTTTCGTCAATGACGCCCTGGGCGCGTTCACCACACCGGAATTTCGCTCGAAGCTGGAAAAGTGGGGGATCGCGAACGACCTGGAGTTTGTGCGTGTGTTCGCCGCGGTGGGGAAAGCAATGCGGGGCGACACGCCTACGCCGCGCAATCCCTCAACCATGGGCGATGAACCTTTGGCGGACCGGATCTACCGGAAAGCCAGGAAAGCCGGCAACGAGTAACTAATCCGCATCACGCGGGAGGTCTGACACATGGCAACGATTGGCGGCACAGTTTTCACGCTGTCCGACTTCGCGCAACGACTGGATCCGGATGGCTCCATCCCGGATATCGCTGAGCTCCTCAACGAAAAGAACGAGGTGCTAAACGACATGCTCTGGGTGGAAGGTAACTTGCCCACCGGCATGCGCACCACCCAGCGCACGGGTCTTCCGAACGTCTTCTTCCGCCAGCTCAACACCGGTGTCACGCCGAGCAAGAGCACGGTCGGACAGCTCGACGATGCGTGCTGCATCCTGGAAGGCTGGAGCGTTATCGATGAGAAGCTGGCCCAGCTGAACGGCAACGTGAACGCGTTGCGCCTCTCGGAGGCCAAGCCGTTCTTGGAGGCCATGAACCAGCAGATGGTTCAGACGCTGTTCTACGGCAATACGGCGGTGAACCCGGAGCGCTACTTGGGGTTGTCGCCGCGCTTCGGCGCCATCTCGGGCGCGACCAACGCGCAGAACATTCTTTCTGGCGCCGGCGCATCCAACAACCTCAGCATCTGGTTGCTAGGCTGGGGCGAAGATACCGTCTGCGGCATCTTCCCGAAGGACACCAAAGCGGGCCTCACGCACGAGGATTACGGTCTCCAGACGGTTCAGACGGCCGCGGCTGGCGCTCAGGTCGGTATGACCTCGGGGTTCATGCGCGCCTACCAGGATCGCTTCGTGTGGGAACCAGGGCTCGCGGTGCGCGATTGGCGCTACATCGTGCGCATCGCCAACATTCAAGTCAGCTCGCTCGTCAACAATAGCTCGCCGGCCAACCTGGTCACTCTCATGTCGCGTGCGCTGGATCGTATCCCCTCTCTTAAGGGGTGCATCCCGGTCTGGTACATGAACCGTACAGGGTACTCATTCCTGCGATTGCAGGGGCTGACCAATTCCACGAACGCGGTCACCGTCCAGCCAGCCTTGAACCAGTTCGAGAACGGATTCGAAGGCGTGCCGATCCGGCGCGTCGATCAGCTCTTGAACACCGAGGCGGCTATTTCGTAAGCGGTCCAAGAAGCCCAGGACTTCGGCGAAGGTCGCATGACCGGCTCGCAGGGCAAGTTGTACTAACGCGGAGGATTTGCAGCCATCTTCATCGACAATGAAAATCAATTCACGACCGGTGGAACAGCCGGACAGTCCGTTGCGGCTTTTGCGGCCGGTACGACTGCGCTGGGCAACGTCATCGACTCCGGCCCGCTCGGCGGCCAGAACACCCCGAACTCCAACGCGGGTCGTGACTGGGGTACAGGCTATCCGGCATGGCTCTACTTTCTGGTGGTCACCGGTATCGCCCAAGCGGCGAACACTACTGACATTCAGTTGGTGAGTTCCGCCGCAGCGACTCTCACCTCGCCCAACGTGATGCTCGACCTAACTGGTGGCGCGATCGCTATCACCGGTAGCAAGTTCGCAACGTCGGGTACGGCGGTTCGCGTGGCTATGCCGCGCGCCGGCATCGGCGGCACCACCGGTTGGCTGCGATTCCTTGGCATCAACTTCATTCTGGTGACAACCAGCTTCTCCGCAGGATTGATCAACGCGTTCCTCTCGCGCGACATCCAGGACAGCTTGCTCTACTCGGCCGGCTTCACGGTCTCCTAAGGAGAATCCAATGGCTGACGAAAAACAGGCCCAGTCGAAAGCCGGGCCGAAGCTACGCAAGACGTGGCGCGTTGTCGCCACTCAACAGGGACAGTACAACCAGGTGCTTATTGAACCCGGCACCGTGTTTGATCTTCTGCTCTACGCGGACGGGACGTATCCGCTCGCGGTGCGCTTTGAGGCCAAGAAGGACGAGGCCGGCAAGGTCATCGAGGATGAGTGGGACCAGATCCCTCTCACCATGAAGGATGGGACCTTTCTACATCGAGACTTCGCTGAGGACATGGGCGCAAAGCTCGTGAGACGCGGCCCGAAGGCGGGCGAGACTGTGCACCTGGGTTGGATGCGGCTCGTGCCAGTGCAGACTCCCATCGGGCTCTACCTACCCGCGACAGATTTCTGGAGTGGTCGCCCGATTCCGGGTCCTGCGGTCAATCAACTGACCGGCGAGCAGTTCATGCCTTGGTTCTCGGGGGGCGATCGAGGTCCCATGGACCGTAAGCGTAACCATGCGCCGATTCTGGATGTGCTTCCGAGGCCTGTAGAAGACAGCCTGGCGTAATGCGATGCCTAGTCAACAGGATTCAAGGCCGATACCCACGGTCTTCTTTCCCGGCGAGCTACGGGTAAAGGAAGAGTCTGCACAGCAGGGCGTCGATACGTTCGACGCGGTCTTCGATACGGTCAATATCTGGAATCCAGCGGTTGCGGGCAATGGCGGCGTAGCCTGTACCTGGATCGGAGCCGCGCTATCGCTGGCTTCGGGTACTGCCAACAGCGGCTATTCATACATCACGAGCCGCAACAAGTTCACGCCTCGAGCGCCTGGGTATAACGAACTCAAGCTCGATATCAACGTTCTTTTCCCGTATGTGCCGACGGCGCGGCAATTCTGGGGAGTCGCAAACCCGCAAGCGGCGCCCGCCATCCCGACTGCCGGTCAGTTCCTCGCGGATGCGTTCGGATATGAGATCCAGGAAGGCACCGGCAAGATATTTGCGGTCACGTATGCCGGTGGCACGCGCAACGTAATCCAGGATCTGTCGTTCGCTACTGGAAATGGCGCGCAGCCAAACGATAGCGCTGTTCACGGTTGGGGCGTCAACTACCGTGGTGACTACGCCTGGTGGTGGCTCGACAATCCGAACAACGTCATCGCCGTAATGCCAAACGGGGTGAACGGCCCCAACGTCAACCAGTTGCCAGTGTGCGTTGCTGTAGCTAATACGGCCGCGGGTGTGACGTCTGCAGTGATACAGATCAATTCTTGGTCGATGGGGGATACAGGGCGCAATGCGTCGGCTGTGTCTGACGGCCAGTTCCCCTGGCGCATCCAGACCATATTTCCGCAGGCCTCGAGCTATAGCGCTCAGGTGAACACGGAAGGGCAGCGAGCAACATACCGATACGCCGTGACGGGGTTTACGCCCGTCGCCACGCCCACCGCGTTCGTGGTTATCCAGGGTTCTGCGACGAAAGTGGTGCGTATCAAGCGCATCAAACTGACGGGCATCGCGACCGCGACTGGCAATATGCCATTCGTTGCCACGAGGCGCTCGACGGCGGGCACTCTGGGCTCTGCAGTGCTAACACCCATCACGGCTGCGAAACATGACACGAATGATGTGGCTGCTACGGCGGTCATTAGCACCGTGGGGACCGCTAACTACGGGACGCTGGGCACTGCGGCTGGGCAGGAGATGGCTGATCGGATCCCATTCGCGACGACGGCCACCGGCACTCCGACCGCATTGGTTTATGACCTCAGCACGCGCAACGACAAGCCTATTATCTTGAGAGGGGCTTCCGATTTCATCACGCTCGATGGAAACGTGGGAGCGGTGCCGGCGGGTGGCATCATTGATATCGAAATCGAAACTGAAGAGGACACGTACTAGTGAACCTCGTCAATATGGCGGAGGAGCAGGAGTACGGGATACCGATCACCGCGCCAACGCCCAATCCTTACCCCTATGGTCTTCGCCTCAACCTGACACAGGAGCAGCTCGCCAAGCTGGGATATGACGAGTTGCCTCCTGCTGGAACTGAGATACGTCTCGAAGCGGTCACGACGGTCGTGCGCACCACCAGCGAAGACCCGGACGCTGACGGCGATGTCGACTATTCCTCGATCGAGCTACAGATCAAGGAGCTAGGTATCGAGCAGGAAGGCGAGGTCGCCGAGGAAGACGAAGACGAGGACGGCGAGCACATGGCTGGCCGGGCGGACCGCATGTATGGCAAACGCGAAGGATAGCGCGGGCTCGTCGGAGATCACTCGCCCGATTCAGGACTTCCCTCGAGACGAAGATGGCATGTTCATCCAGCCATCTGAGCTAACTCCAAAACTTGCCCTAGTCGTCGAGCACAATCGACAGCGAGCCTTTAAAAAAGGCGATTATGCTGATGAGTTCTGTGGTGATGGGAGCACTCTAGACGAGAATGGTGACTACGACTGCGGACATTGTAATCAGGCAGACGGTGATACCTGTCTACTGGTGTATGACGATGACGCTGAGCCGGACGAGAACGGCGTCTACCCCTCTCTGATTATCGATCTTCTGTACGGTAGCTGCGGACTATGGGAGAAACCAAACGCAGGCGATCCCGAGCTGAGATGCAATCGCATCGCGAAATCGGTCGCTAATTATGGCGTTCGCAAGGGCGGATCTCCTGGTCATGTTTTTGGCTGTCACGAATGCTGGAAGAAGAAACCCAGCTTGTGGAAGATCGTAGACGGTCGCGTCTTCTGGTGTGGTGACTGGTTCACCACTGTTCAACACAACTCTTGCTGTACCACCAACGGCGCTCCCACTGAGGGAGAGTACGAGGAGAAGAAGCCAGACGAGTCCGCTCGTGCGCAGCGTATGTACGGGAGTAAATCCAAGTGAGTACCGTAGTCGACGTCTACAACCTGGCGCTCACAAACTTGGACTTGAGCTCAGTCGTCAATAGCGTCAACGACAATTCTGCTGTGGCCAGCGCTTGTAATCGTTGGTATGACTGGGCACGGAGGAAAACTCTCGAGAGAGCGTACTGGGATTTCGCCACCAAGTACCCAGCCCTATCCATGGTGCTCGACCAGACCACCATTCCGGATACTCAGATCGTGTATCCAGGTTGGAGATATGTGTACGCGCGACCTGTTGATTGTTTGAGATTCCTGGCGGTCACGACCATATTCGGATTGCGGGTCAACCCCTTCCTTTCGTTTCTGTGGTCGAGCAATGCCTTTTGGGGTACGACTGCATCGTGGGGGCCGTTCAATCCTCCTTACCAGGAGGCGCTTGACCAGATCCAGTCTCCTCCTAATAACTCAATCAACATCCTCACGGACCAGACATGTGCGTATGGGGTATACGTCACAGACGTAACGAACGTTGGAGTATGGAGCACGACGTTTATGGAGGCTGTAGCCCTTCAGTTAGCTGTTCCGATCGCAGGTCCACTGAGCGCGAATCAAGGCGCGAAGGCGAGAGTCAAAAAGGAACTCGAGGATGCGATCACTCGGGCCCTCGCTCATCAGTTCAGCCAACGTCAAGAGGATCCGTATCCTGATAGTCCTGCGATCACCGCACGAAACTGACCATGGCGTTCGAACAGCCCGTCAATCTACTACAGCCCTCGTTCTCTCGTGGGGAAGTGTCGCCATTTCTATTTGGACGCGTTGACCTGTCAGGATGGGCGCAGGGACTTCGCACGTGTCGAAACTTCACGGTACGGCCTGAAGGGTGTGTAGCCAACCGGCAAGGATTCGGCTTCGTCGGTAACTCAGTCACCTCCACGAGTAAGGGAAGTAGCTTACTGCCGTTCATATTCTCGGCGACCCAAAGCTATGTGATAGAGGTGGGCGCCGGAAGCGCGCAGGTGTTCAGCCAGGGAGCGCTTGTTAGTAGCGCAACCGTTACTATCACGGGTGGTACGTTTACGCTCAGTACCCATCCTCCTGGGTACCAGATTGTTTTCACAACATCAGCGCCGCATGGCCTAACGACGGGCCAGAATTGCACCATATCGGGAGTCGTGGGAAGTGGTGCATTCGCGTTAGTCAATGGCACTCAGACCGTCGCGAATGTCATCTCTACCACTCAGTTCACCATCTGGTCCCCATTGGGTAATTCAGGTAGTTACGCCTCCGGTGGTGCGCTCGGCGGTCCACTAACGTTCTCCACGCCGTGGGTAGCTGCGGACCTACCACTACTTCGCTACTCACAAAGCTCGGATACGCTCACCGTCGCGCATTCGAAATATCCGACGTACGAAATCAAGCGCACCAGTGCCAACAGTTTCACCTGCCTGCCCGCGGTCTATATCAACGGACCGTTCCTACAGCAGAACACAGACGGCACGACTTTCGTGTATGCGAGTGGCAAGAGTGGAACAGTAACACTGACTTCAACTGCGCCGATCTTCAATGCCAACCATGTGGGTGCGCTTTTCCAGCTCACTCAGCAGGATCTATCGCAGATAGATCCATGGGAACCAACCAAGCAGTTCCCTGCAACATCTATCGTTGGGCAATACCGTCGGGCTAGTCTCAAAAACTACCTGGCCGTATCGATGGTGTCGTCTAGTCCAGGTACTCAGAACGCCACTGGGACCTCTGTCCCGTCTCATAGCCAGGGAGTTCAGGCGGATGGTGACGGTAACGTCATTGTTAGTATTGGAACGGGTGGAGTCAATTGGCTCTATCAGGACTCAGGTTTTGGCGTCGTTCTAATTACCGGCTATACGAGCCCTACCCAAGTGACGGGCGTTGTCCAGCCAAACTACACTGGCGGCCCTGGGCTACTTCCTATTGCGGTCGTAGGTGGTCCACAAGCAGTCGGCGGAACAAGCGTCCAGTTTTCAGGAAATGGATCAACTACCTCGTTCGGACCGCTCACAGCCGGTACGACCACGGATCCAAGCAAGCTCTACGTTACGATCGGCGGGGCGTATCAACCTCCCGCTCTCTACTCCATCACGGCGGCCGGTGGGAATATTGTGTTTTTGTCGCCTCCTGCGACGGGAACAAACAATATCCAAGTCGAGCAGATCACGGCCCTGGGACAGACTACATTCTGGGCGTTTGGAGCTTTCAGCGCTGATCAGGGATACGCCGGCGCGGTCTCTTATTTCCCAGATCGATTGGTGCTCGCGGCAACCCGAAAATCTCCAGTCGGCGTGTTCGGGTCCAAGACGAGCATCTACCATGACTTCAGCGTGAGTAATCCAGTGGTGGCATCGGACGGATTCAGCGTCTTCCTGAATGCACGTCAGTTGAATGCCATCTCGGATCTAATCCCGCTGTCCGACCTACTCGTTGGAACCTCCAATATCACCTGGCGCCTCTGGGCAGGTTCAACAGGAACGGCTCTCGGACCGCTCGCGATCGCCTCGACTCCGCAGAGTTACTACGGACAGAGCCCTAATTGTGCGAGCTTGCTATTCGGTGACTCGGCCATCTTCCCGGTATTCGACGGTCGACGCCTACGCGACCTAATCTATCAGTTCGCGTTCGACAAGTTCATGGGACAGGAGCTGACTCTTTACAGCCGTCACCTGATTCCGTACGGCAAACAGTTTCAGCGCTTGATGTACAAGCCTGACTCACAAGGAGAGTTAGTTTTTGGCCTTAGAACGGATGGCGTTCTGTTGTGCTGTTCATACTTACGCGAGCAACAAATCATTGGCTGGTCTCGTTGGGACACGCAAGGATCATTCGAGGATATCTGCGTAGTTCCGGAAACACTCCTCAATAACACGCTTGGGTTTTCTCTGTACGCGATAGTCAATCGCACCATCAATGGTGTGCAGAATAGGTACGTCGAGCGCCTCGAGAGTCGTGAAGTGAACACTGTCTACGATTACCAGTTCACCGACTGCAACTTCACCTACGACGGAAGGAATACGTCGAGTACGGGAATGACTCTGACAGGCGGCACGACATGGCTAGCTGGCGATGTGGGCACGCTCACCGCGAGTAGTTCGGCTGGCTGGGCCAACTTCATCTCGAGTGACGTCACCAGCAACAACGAGATCTGGCTATTCCAGACGATCACGTTCACAAACTCAGTAGAGGGGGATGCGATCGGTGTATTGACCTCGGCTGTCTTGCCCGGCAACTACGTGCTCATGTTCAGTGATGGTGAGTCACGCGTTGTGACTATTGCAAGTGATGGCATCACGTGCACGTGGCAGAACGTGCTACAGAATGGCGTGCCCATCCTTTCGGGCGTCGTGAGGTGTCGACTTGTCATCACCGGTTACGCGAGCGCCACACAAGTCTCCGTGCGTCTACGCGACCCGTGCCCGGCCGGACTCCGAGGAATTCCAACTACGGTATGGACGTTCGCACGCACGACATTCTCGGGGGCTTCCGCCATTGCCGGCATGGCCGCGGTCGCCCTAGCCGATGGCAATGTAGTCGGGATCAATGCGGCCCAGCGTGCCGCCAATGGCTCTCTGACGATCGGGATAGACGGCAGTGTAATCCTTCCCAGCGCAGGTGGTGTCGTGAATGTTGGCCTGCCCTATTTGTGTGATATCGAAACCTTGCCACTGAATCAGCAAGGACAGGAAACCATTCGGATGCGCGCAAAGGCCGAACCGGTCATTTATCTTGATGTGACGGAGACGCGCAATTTCCTGGCAGGCACTGACTTCAATACAGTGTTGCCAAACCCTCAGAGATCGTTCGAGCCCTACACGGCACAAACGGCTCTACAGTCTGGCGTGCTATGGACGCGAATTAACTCAGAACTCACTTCCGAGTGCCATACGTGCATTCGTCAGAATATGCCGCTCCCGATCACGATTCGGGCGCACATCCCGGCCGTTGAAATTGGAGAGCCTATTAGCTAGGGGTATTTATGGCCTACGCACGAGTTCAAGCGGTTTCACCTGGTCAGTATGCTGAAATTTTCCGCGACGTTGGGGACGTATTCGATATCCAGCACGCGAGCGACCTTTCAGACTCAACAGTGAGTCTAGTCCCGCCAGGTAACCCAAACTACCCGCTCTATGGGTGGATGAAGGTCGTTCCTTCTGGAGCGCCTCTATACAGTTTCGCTCTCTCTAACCAGGGTTCCTCGAGTAACGTCCAGTCCACGTACGCTGCCAACAGTCAGGGGGTCGTCATTCCCTCCATACCGCGGTACGTCGTGTGAGCTTACGCATCGTCGCCGCCACCCTCGGTCACGCTCACTTAGTCGCGACGAATATGCGTGAAACCGATCGACAGGAAATCATCGCGGGTTGGGGCAAGCAGCCCAAAGAGGCGATCATCGAGTGCATCAACTCTTCCCCTACGCACGCCAACACAGTGTTCTATGGTCTCGAGGTGCTCGCGATGTACGGGCTCGCCGATCAGCGTATTCTAGGCGGCGCTGCCGAAATCTGGTGCTTCGGGACGACGGCGATCGATCGGCATCGTATCGCCTTCGCGCGAGTCTCCAAGCGCGTGGTGTGGGGCCTACTATCACAGTGTCCGATGCTCACCAATCTTGTAGACATCGGCGACGCACGGGCCTTGAAGTGGCTCGAATTCCTTGGAGCAACCTACGTTTTGGAGCCTCGCGAGCTAGGGGGTAAACTCTTCCAGCAGTTCATATTGGCGGGAGAGCAGAAGCCGTGTCGGCAGGGTTAACCGCAACAGCAGGTCTCGCGCAAGGCGTTGGAGCTTACGAAGCCGGCCAGACGCGTTCGCAACTCTATCAGGCCAACGCCGGTATCGCAGCGGAGCAGGCGCAGTCTGAACGGATGGCCGGTGCCTATAACGAGACGGCGGTGCGCATGCGCGGCCAAGCGATCACGGGCCAGCAGATCGCGCAGATCGGTTCTTCTGGCCTACAGCAGGGCGGGACACCTAGTAACGTCGTGGCCAGTACAGCGGCCATTAACGAGATGGATGCTCTCCAAACGCGCAACAACGCATTGCGCCGCGCGTGGGGGTTCCAGGTGCAACAGACCTCGGATCAGTTCCAGGCGGGCATGGTGGGGCGTGCTGGCACCGAACAGGCATTGGGCTCTATCCTCGGGGGCGGTGCCAAGGCGTACGATCAATATAACAAATCAGGAAGTTGGTTTTAGCCGTGCCGACCGTCCCATCACTCGAAGCCCCACAGGTCCAGGAAGAGCCGTTACCGGGGCGGCCATTCCCGCGTATCCAGGAATCGGTTGAGCCGGGGGCGTTCGGCGGACCCATCGCGCAAGGGCTCGAGGCGGTGGGGGCCGCGGGCTCTGAGGAGATGGCTCGCCAGAAGACGATACACGATCAACTCCGTGTGATCGATGCGAATACCCAGCTCGAGTCCGGGCGCAATGCCATGCTCTATGGCACGCCAGATCAGAGCGGCAACATGTCGGGAGGGGCGTTCTCGTATCACGGGACCGACGCCATCAACCTGCCGGCCAAGATGCTTCCGCAGTACCAGAAGCTGGCTGGGCAGATTTCCAGCACGCTCACCCCTGACCAGCAGAGGCTATTCCAACCACACATTGCCTCGGGTGAGAACGAGCTGAACGTACAGCTCAATCGGTACGAATACGAGGAGTCGAATCGACTCGCGGGTGAGGTCTATAAGAACGGCGCCAATCAGGCGATTGAGTCTGCCTCTGTGGCCTGGCGCGATCCGCTAGCGGTAGGCAAGAGCCGGGCGGACATCAAAGCGATTGTGCAGATGCAGGGTAATCGGGAAGGCTGGGACCAATCGACCAAGGACGCGCAGGCGCAAAAGCTCCTGGCGCAGATGCACTTCTCGGTCATCGATCGGATGTTGGCCGACGGCAATCCGCAAGCCGCATTGAATTACTTCGTGGGCTCGAAGAACGAGCCTGGGATCAGGGATTCGAACGAGCTGACCGGCGAGCAGGCCCACCAATTGGGCTCGGCGATCGACTCGGCTATCCGGCAGCAAGGAACCGACAATCAGTCGAAAGTGGCGTCCAAAGTGCGCGACGTCCGGGCCGCGGCTATCAATGGCCAGCTCATCCCGCCGCAGTCAATGCCGAGTAACGCCGAACTCCAGACGGCCTTTCCGGATACCTGGCGCCAGGTGCGCGACGGGATCACGCATGACGTAGCCATGGGCTCTGACATGAAGGCCCTCGCTACCATGAACCCAACGGAGATCGGCGCCCGGGTGAAGTCGTATGAGCCCTCGGGAGTGGCCGGCGCCGCGGAGGGATACGACCGCTACAACGTGATCGCCGCCGCCGCCCAGCGCTCTCTGGCCGAACGCGCCAAGGACCCGCGCCAGTTCTCGATCGATAACGGACTGGTATCCCAGCCCCTGAATTTCAAAGACATGGATGCGTTGGGCACTGAGCTTCGGACTCGCCTGGCTTCGACCGCGTCTCTCTCTCAGCGGGTGGGAGGCTATGTGCCTCCGCTGACGCGTCAGGAAGCGCAGCAGCTCTCCCAGACCTTGGAGACACAGACGCCCGCGGACCGCTTGCGCACGCTCTCGGCGCTCAATACGGCGTCTGGGAGTGACCGCGGCTTCCAGGAGGTGATGCGTCAGGTTGCTCCCGGATCGCCTGTAACGGCCGTAGTGGGCTCGCAAATTAGCCAGACACAACCACGCGAGGCGCCGGTTTGGTTTGACCATCAGTTCGCACAAACGCCGGCGGACCAGATCCGGATACTTCAGGGGAATCAGTTACTCAACCCAGTCGGTCTGGAGAAGGAGGGCTCGGGTGGGAAGAAGTCATCCTTTCCTATGCCGCCAGATGGCGGGATCGGTGGTTTACGTGAGCAGTTTGCGTCCAAGGCAGGAGACGTCTTTCGGTCACGGCCTGAGCTCGGCGAGACCTACTTTAGCGCGTTCAAATCCGCGTACGCCTCACTACTTTCTGAAAAAGGCGATATGAGCGGCAATGGCAATTCTAAGCTACGCGACCAGGCGATGAAGATCGCGCTGGGGAATCTGGCTGAGTTCCATGGGGCACAGGTCGCGATACCCCAAGGAATGGATCCGTCGCGGTTTGAGGGATTGTTGGATAAGGCAATAGCCACCCGTGCGCAGCAGTACGGCGCCCCACAGGGATGGCAGGACAAGATCAGGGGCTACCAGCTACGGGAAATTGGAGGGTTGGGATCCGGCCGCTATGAACTCACGAACGGCAACATGCCTCTGATGAGACCGGGTGGGAAAGGGCTATTCGAGGTCGATGTGAATAGCGAATACCTACCGAGCCGCGGTGCGGTAGGTAGCCCGCAGGACCAGCAACACCAGGTCTCGGCGACCGCGCCTCAGGAGACTGAAATTCCCGCCGGACAGCCGAATGTTCCGCGTGGAACAGTTGAGTCGCGCGCGATAAAACCTCCGCCGCTCGAGGTCGGCCGATCACACGGCCACGCACATCCCAGTCAGGGGCCTGAGCTGTGAGCACACCCTTCCCGCTTGAGGAGCAATCCCAGCAAGACTCGGGCGAGCCCGGCTGGAACCCGTGGGACAAACCCGCTGCCCCGCAGTGGTATAGCGGGATGGGATTTGATGAGGACACGGCCTATCTTGGGCCGATCTATCGCGCGTTGGCTTCCGTTGGTTCGGCGACGGCCAAAGGCGAACTGCTACTAGGTGGCGTCAAACACTTCGAGGCTTCTCTCTACTCTCGCGGCGCTCAGGCGCTTGGGTGGGAATCGGGCGAGCAGGATGCTGATAAAGCACTCCAGGCGACTCAGGCGATCATGGATGACGCCAAGGAGCGCATTCGTGCACTTCGGCCTGACCCGCAGACCACCGGGACCGCCGTACAGGTACTCCATGGGCTAGGGGAGGGAGTATCCACAATCGCCATGAGCGGCGGCGCTGGATTCACCTCGATCGCAACGACGCAGGGATTCTCGGCGTATCAGGATCTACTGGGCCAGGGCGTGAGGCCGGGAGTGGCCGGCACATTGGGTACGGTTCGTGGGATTCTGGCCGGTGCCGGGGCGGTGGTGCCGATGACCTTTGGCGCCAGTCTTATCCCGAAGCTCGCCACCGGGATGGCATCCAATGTCGGGTTTGGCATCGCCAATCGCTCGATCGATTCGGCCATCTTGCGCAAGGCTGGCTACGACGAGATGGCCGACCAGGAGCAAGTGTTCGATCGCACACAGGTGCTCGTTGATCTTGCGATGGGGGCGGGGTTTGGCGCCTGGGCGCACATCGATTCCAAGATCGCACCGCAGCAACTCTCAGAATCGATGCAGAAGGATTCTGCCGTCCGAGATGCGGCCCTCACTGCCAACCTGGCGCTGCAGGACAGGCGTAGTGGACCGGGAGTACCGGTCACCCCCAAGGATGCTACCGCACACGCTACGGCGGTAGAGAAGGCTATCCAGGACCTGCAGAATGGCGATCACGTCAATGTGGCTGGTACGGGGGTGGAAGACTCCAGCGTGCTCAGCCGGGGTGGACAGGCCAACCCTGATGTGGCCGACCTCATCGAGAAGACGCTACGCGAATCAGGTCTACTCGAAGAACAAGCCAAGCTCGATCAGCTACAGGAGGCATTGGGGAGAAAGTTACGCGGCGAGCCGGAACCGGCCGAAACGAGCCAGCCTGATCTCACTCACGAAGTGGATGAGGACAATATCCACACCGTGCGGAGCGAGAACGGGTTCACGACCGCCAAGCAGCGTGGGGACATGCTCCAGATCCTGGACACCCAAACGAGTGGGTCTGGTCAGGGACGAGGGGAGGGGACGGCACGGCTCGAGCGGATGGCTCACGAGGCCGAACAGCGCGGGCTTACCCTCACCAGCGACACGCAAGTATCTCAATCAGCGACGAAGCTCTACGACCGCCTGGAAAGGGAAGGTTACAAAGTCACCCGCAACCCGGCTGAGCCTGACGGGCAAGGTAATCTCATCAGCACGGCTGGGCGGCCCGTCTTCGAAGTGCGTCCGAAATCCGAGCAGGTGGCTGAAGCGACACGCCGTGCTGAGGTGCTACAGGCACTTCCGGAGGCGCGTAAGCAGCCCGAGCGAGCGGTAGACCTGACGACGCTGGCGAGCCGGGCCGGCGAGATCGACAGCGCCGCTACCATGAAGACAATCGATAGTTGGGAAGATGACACTCCGGAAACGCTGACTCGTGTACGTGCCGAACTCCAAGGAATCCTTGATGAACACCGCCAAGCCGCTCTCGAAACTCAAACAGGTGGTCATGTCGAACCTCCACAAGCTGGCACAGCAGAGGAACCCGCCCGAACCGAGGGAGCCCATTTCGCAGCCACTCTCCGGGAACGAGCCGCTCTCGAATCCGGCCGAGAGCCCGAGCCAGAACAGCGACCCGCCCACGACGTAACTCGCCCGTTTGCCAATCCTCTCCCGGAGGAAGCGCAGGCCAACAAGGCAACCGAACCCGAAAA